GAATTGATATCATCACTAAAAGAAAAAAGATTTAACGATATGAGAAAGTGGGTCGTACAAAATCTAGATAAAGAACCAGCGTTCTTGTTTAGAAGTATCTATGATGTACTTTATAAATCACTATCGCCAAACTCTATACCACAGGCAATATTAATAATCGCAGGTTATCAATACAAGGCAGCCTTTGTCGCTGACCAAGAGATTAATATGGTTGCATGTCTAACAGAGATTATGGCAGGATGTAAGTTTAAATAATGTATGAGTTAAAAGATTATTTAAACGCTATTAATTTTTCTAAAGAAAAACTATTAGATACTGATGATACAGAGTGGACAAAGAAATATCCACCCTTTGTTATCAATAAATGTTTGTCTATGTTTTATGATTGTATTGCACAGGCAAATGAAATGAATGGGTACCACTTCTTAGATAAAGATGTTCAATTTAATTTTTTCATAAATAGTATAAGAAAAAAGAAGCGATTTGGTGGTAAGTGGCTAAAACAAAATGTTTTAAAAGATATAGAGTATGTCAAAGAATATTATGATTATAGCAACGAAAAGGCAAGAGAGGCCTTATCAATACTAACTAAAGAGCAAATTGAATTAATAAAACTATCTATTGATAAGGGTGGGAGAAAGAGAAAATGAATGATGAAATAGAATGGAATCCAGATAACATGCTCGAAGTTACAATTAAACAACCTGATGATTTTCTAAAAGTAAGAGAGACACTAACTAGAATAGGTGTTGCAAGTCGCAAAGACAAAACACTATATCAATCATGTCATATATTACATAAACAAGGTAAGTATTATATTGTACACTTTAAAGAGTTATTTGCATTAGACGGCAAGACAGCAACACTATCTGAAAATGATATACAAAGAAGAAATACAATTGCGATATTGCTACAAGATTGGAACTTAATTGACATAACTAAAAAAGAGGAATCTGAAAACAAGGCACCTCTAAGTCAGATAAAGGTTTTACCTTTTAAAGAAAAACATGAATGGATATTATCAGCAAAATACAACATAGGCAAAAAAGTAGAAGATGAAAGTACCAAGTTTTAATGAATTTATTAGTGAGGCAGTTGAAAATCCTAAACTAGTAATCATAACAGATGAACCTGAACAGGCAAAAACTTTTCACACGGCAGATAGACTTCAACAAGAGGCAAAAAAGTTAGGGTGGAAATATTACCTGTATAAACTTACAGGTGGGTATACATCAAACGAAGATAACATTAGAAGACTACACAACAAAGATGATAAAAAAGGTTTTGTAGTTGATAAAAATACTATTGCGATATTTAGAGGTTCAGTTGTTCGCAGAGACAGTTGGATGGATATTATATCTATGTTTGAAAAAGATAAAGTATGTTGTATTAATAGTAGAGATAGTATAGAAATATGCACAGACAAATATAGAACATCTATCAAGCTTGCTGAATATGGATTAAGACAACCTAAATCTTCACTAATAACAGATAAAGAAAATGCCTTAAAGGCGTTTGAAAATTTAGATACAGACTTTCCTGTAATTATGAAAACATTACGAGGGTCAAAAGGTGTAGGTGTCTTATTTATTGAATCAAAAATAGGACTAGATTCTATTGTACAGTTAATTAATAAACAAGATGAGGATGCCGATTTATTAGTACAAGAATATATTAAGACAGACTATGATGTTAGAGTATTAGTTTTAGGTGGTAAAGTTCTTGCAACAATGAAACGACCTGTAATCAAAGGTGATTTTAGAAGTAATGTATCACAAGGTTCAAAACCAGAAGAAATAAAATTAACAGAATTAGAAATAGAGGAATGTATCAAGGCCTCTAAGGCAGTAAATGGTTTATGGACTGCTGTAGATTTTATACCTTCAAAAGATAGAAAGAATGAACCACCATTTATGATTGAGGTAAACTCATCACCAGGTACAGAGGGTATGGAAGAGGCAACAGGTAGAAATATTAGTAAAGAAATTTTAGAGTATTTTACAAATAGAAATAATTGGGTACAGGCACCATCTCAATGTGGGTATAAAGAAGTCATGACAATAAAACCTTTTGGTGATATTGTTGCAAAATTTGATACAGGTAATAGTGGCACAAATGTTATACATGCAGAGAACATGGAAGTCAAAGGTAAAAAAGTAACATGGTCTCTATATAATAAAACTATTACATCAGATATTATTTCTAAAGAAGAAATAAAAGTAGGTGGCCTAAGAGACTATGAAGAAGACAGATACTTAATTAAATTAGATGTAGAATTTGCAGGCACACTATATACAGATGTTGAGTTTACTCTAGATGATAGAGAAGACAGAACACATATATTATTAGATAGAGAATTTATGAATAGACTTAATGTCATGGTAGACCCTAGTAGAAAATATATAGTTACTAGTCCGTATAGCATTGACAAATAAGTTTTTTTATATTATAATACATTATTAACAAGTGAGGTAAATTATGGCAGATGTGAAGTTATTTCGCCTATCTACAGGTGAAGATATTATAGGAAAAATAAAAGAGGAATTATTTGATGAAAATGGTAATTCTACAAATGTAATTTTAGAAAAACCTTATGTAATTATTCCACAACAAGAGGCACCAGGTAAACCGGTAACATTAGGATTTCATGCATACATTCCTTATGGCAATTGTGATGAAGTTACATTTAAACAAGAAAATATAATTACAAGTGTTGAACCTAATGATGAGTTGAAAAAAACTTATCAAGCAAACACAGGTGGTATAGTAGAAGTAGAGAAACAGTTGATTACTTGATGAATTTTTATAAGAACATAATTGAATATAAAGGTAAATTATTTGTTCGTGGTATTCATGAAGGACAAGAGTTTCAAGAAAAGATAGATTTTAAACCTACTTTTTTTACTTTAACAAATAAGAAAACTAAACATACTAACTTACAAGGCGATTATCTACAACCAACACAGTTTGATAGTATTGTAAAGGCAAGAGAATTTAAAAAGAGTTATGATAACTCTAATTCTCCTATCTATGGTATGGAAAGATTTGCATATCAATACATTTCAAACGAATATAAAGATGATGTTGAATGGCAAAAAGATAAAATTAAAATCTTTACTATTGATATCGAAACAAGTTGTGAAGAAGGTTTTCCTGATGTAGATAATCCTGTTGAAGAAATATTGTGTCTAACAGTTAAGAATCAAACTAACAAACAAATACTAACTTGGGGTACAGGTGATTTTATAACTGATAGAGAAGATGTAACTTATGTAAGATGTAATTCAGAAAAAGAAATCATTAAAGAGTTTATGACATTCTGGATGAAAAACTATCCAGATATTATTACAGGTTGGAATTGTAAGTTCTTTGATATACCTTATCTAATGAATAGAATTATTAGACTAACAGATGATAAAGTTGTTAGAAACTTTTCGCCATGGAAGTATGTAGAAAAAAGAGAAGTCATTGTAAGAGGTAGACCTAAAACTGTATTTAATGTTATGGGTATTGCTATGTTAGATTACATAGACTTATATCAAAAGTTTATACCAACAAGACAAGAAAGTTATAAACTAGATTACATAGGTAAAGTTGAGTTGGGTATAGGTAAAGATGAAATGCCTTATGAAACTTTTAGAGAGTGGTATACAAAAGACTTTCAATCGTTTGTAGATTATAACATACAAGATGTAGAAATTGTAGATAAACTAGAAGACAAACTAAAACTTATTGAGTTGATATTAACAATGGCCTATGAGGCAAAAGTAAACTATGATGATGTGTTCTCACAAGTAAGAGTGTGGGATGTTTTAATCTATAACTTTTTAAGAAAAGAACATATTGTAGTACCTGAAAAATCTGAGAAGATTAAAGATACAAAATATGATGGTGCATATGTAAAAGAACCTATTACAGGTATGCATAAGTGGATAGTATCGTTTGATATTAATTCACTATATCCTCATTTAATTATGCAATATAATATATCGCCAGAAAAAATAGTAGGTATAGATTCAGGTAGTGTAACTGTAAATAAATTACTTGCAAAGAAACCTAATCTAGAACATTTAAAATCTGCTAACTTATGTATGACACCTAATGGTGCAAGATTTAAAAGAGACAATGCAGGATTCTTACCTAGATTATTAGATAAGATGTATCAAGATAGAGTTGTCTATAAAAAGAAAATGTTAGAGGCAAAGAAGAAGTATCAAGAAACAAAAGATAAATCGTATCAAAATGAAATTGCAAGATGTCATAATATTCAATGGGCAAAAAAGATTGCATTAAATAGTGCCTATGGTGCTATCGGTAATCAATACTTTAGATACTATGATGTTAGACAGGCAACAGCAATTACAACAGCAGGTCAATTAGTAATTAGACATATAGAACAAAATGTAAATGAATACATGAATAAAGTTATGCAGACACATGATAAAGTAGATTACATTGTGGCATCCGATACAGATTCAATTTATTTGTGTTTAGATAAACTTGTAGAAAAAACATGTGAAGGTAAAGATACAGAACAGATACTAAAATTTTTAGATAAAGTTATTGAACAAAAGATAGAACCATTTATTGAAAAATGTTTTAATGAATTGGCAGATTATACTAATGCATTTCAACAAAGAATGGTTATGAAACGAGAAGTTATTGCCGACAAGGCGATATGGACTGCCAAGAAAAGATATATGTTGCATGTATTAGATGAAGAAGGTATTCGATATACAAAACCTAAAATGAAAATTATGGGCATTGAGGCAGTCAAGTCTTCTACACCAGAAGTTTGTCGTGGTAAAATTAAAGAGGCAATTGATATTATGATGACAAAAGACAACGATACACTTATAAAATTTGTTGCAGACTTTAGAGAAGAATTTAATCAGATGACACCAGAACAAATATCTTTTCCTAGAAGTTGTAATAATCTAAGAAAGTATAGAAGTGCAAAAGATATATTTGTAAAAGGTACACCTATACATGTAAAAGGTGCATTGATTTATAATCATCAAATAAAAGAACACAAGATAGACCATATCTATCCTGAGATACAAGAAGGTGATAAAATTAAATTTATAAAACTAAAAGAGAGAAATCCTTTTAAGTATGATGTGATAAGTTATATTACAAAATTACCTAGAGAATTTAATTTAAATGATTTTATTGATAGAGATGTACAGTTTGAAAAAACATTTATTACTCCTCTATCATTTATATTAGAGAGTATAGGTTGGGAAGTTGAAAAGAAAGCAAGTTTGGAGGCATTTTTCGGATGAGCGAATGGCTAAAACAATATGCAAATAAAGATGGTTTACCTATCATGAATCAGAGTGAGTTTGAACATCACACAGATAGAATAGGTAAAGAACAATTTAGATTAGACTTGGCAGATTATATTGCAGAGAATAGACCTAAATTTCCTCTTAAAGTAATAGAAGAAAAAGATGTCAGAAAATTATTTAACGAATTAAAAAATGATGACATATGGAAGATAATAAAACCTTTAGAGAATATTGATAAAACAGTATTTGAAAAGTATGATGATTACAAATATCCATTTAGTAAACATGGTTTAGGATTGATAGACGCCCCTAGCACCTACAATTCTATTAGTAATTATTTTCATCAAGAGTTAAGACTTAACTGTGGTAGTTATGGTTTTAAAGCACCAATAGAAGTGTGGACTGAAGGCACAGCGAAAGATATCTGGAAGTGCCTAGGTCCTATTTGGCGTGGTATTAACAATATGAAAAAAGTTAATATTGATGGTGAAGAAAAACTTAGAGGTGGTGCATTGCATGAAGCAAGTTATATGAGTGCATTTAGATTAGGCACTTATATTGCAACACAATTTAAACCTAATGTTGCAAAGGCAATATATCACATGACAGACGCTAAAAAAGTTTTAGATACAAGTTGTGGTTGGGGTGATAGACTTGCAGGTTTCTATGCTTCGGATGCCGAAGAATATATTGGTTGCGACCCTAATCCAAATACATTTCTAAAGTATTACAAACAGATAGAAACTTATGAAAAGTTTTTAGGTAATAAAGAACCTAAATTATATGCAGGTCAAACTACAAAAGATAGTCCTTCATTTATAGGTGTAAATGGTAAAAAGAAAGTTAGAATCTATAGATGTGGTGCAGAAGATTTGCCGTGGGATGAAATCAATAACATAGATTGTGCATTTACAAGTCCACCTTATTTTAGTACAGAAGAATATAATAAAGGTGGTGAACATGAAGAAGACCAATCATGGTTTAAATTTAATGAGTATGAAAAATGGCGTGATGATTTCTATTTGCCAGTCTCACTAAATAGTCATAAGAGTTTATCAGATAATGGTTTTCTATTTGTAAATATCATGGACCCAAAAATAAAAGGTACAAGATATTATAGTTGTGATGAATTAGTTGATTCTTTAGAAGATTATTTCATAGGTCAGATAGGTATGAGAATCATGCAAAGACCACAAGGAAATGCTAAGTTCAAAACAAAAGAAGAATTAAATGAATTTATGAATATGTTGTTCATAGAAAATGTATGGTGTTTTCATTCCGTACATTCTAACTTAGATTTATTCAGACATTCAAGAGTAACCACACTTGACAATTTTTTCTAGATGGTGTATAATGATTTTCATATTGAGGTAATATAATGAGTAATTTTTTAAAAGATATAATTAAAGAGACAGGCAATGAATATGCCACATTAGCGTCAGAGGGCGTAACAGGTGGTGATGTTGATAGTTTTATTGACACAGGTTCATATGCTTTCAACGCCTTATTATCAGGCAGTATATTCGGTGGTTTGCCAGGTAATCGTATAACAGCGATTGCAGGTGAGGCCGCAACAGGTAAAACTTTCTTTGCATTAGGTGTATGTAAACATTTTCTAGATAAAGACAAGGATGCTGGTGTGATTTATTTTGAATCAGAAAATGCAGTATCAAAAGATATGTTAGAACAAAGAGGTTTAGATACAAATAGAATAGTTATCATGCCAGTTGCAACAGTTCAAGAGTTTAGATTACAAGCAATTAGAGTTCTTGACAAGTATCTAGAACAAGAAAAAGATAAAAGAAAACCCATCATGTTCGTGTTAGATTCTTTAGGTATGTTATCAACAACAAAAGAAATGGAAGATACAGCAGAAGGTAAAGAGACTAGAGACATGACAAGAAGTCAAATTGTTAAATCGGCATTTAGAGTTTTAACTTTAAAATTAGGTCAGGCAAATGTGCCAATGATTATGACTAATCATACATATGATGTGATAGGTTCTATGTTCCCACAAAAAGAAATGGGTGGTGGGTCTGGTCTTAAATATGCAGCTTCAAGTATTGTTTACTTAGGTAAGAAAAAAGAAAAAGATGGTGCAGAAGTTGTGGGTAATATTGTACATTGTAAAAATTACAAGTCAAGAATTACAAAAGAAAATGCCATGGTAGATGTTAGACTTACTTACTCAAAAGGTCTAGACCAATATTATGGTCTGTTAGACCTTGCAGAAGAATCTGGTTTGTTTAAAAAAGTATCAACAAGATATGAATTACCAGATGGCAATAAACAGTATGCAAAAACTATTAATAATGAACCTGAAAAATATTTCACAAAAGAAATATTAGAGAAGATTGATGAGTACACAAAACGAAAATTTACCTACGGTACAGAAGACTAAAAAATATGTCTTTGCACAAAGACAGCAAGATGATTATACCTGTATAAAACTTGTAGAAGACAAGTATAAAGATATCATATACAAATATGGTAATGTAGGTTTTAAACCAGTAGAAGATGATGAAAAGATGTCAGTTATCTTTGATTATAATATCGTAAGAAATCCTAATGATATAGATGTTGATACAGAAGAATTTATCAATTACATTGGCGATATTCTAATAGATTTAGTAGAAGAACAATTGGCAACAGGTAAGTTAGATTTGAAATTTGAGGACACAAATGAGTGATAGAATAGAAAGAATTATATTAAGAAATTTATTTTATAATGAAGACTTTACAAGAAAGGCATTACCTTTTATAAAGTCAGAATTTTTTACTAATCATAATGAATCAATATTATTCGGTGAAATAAACGAGTTTGTAAACAAGTATAAAAATTTACCTACAAAAGAAACCATACTTGTAGAATTAAATAAAAGAAAAGATTTAAAAGAAGAAGAATTATCTGAAATAAAAACTATTGTAAATAAACTTGATAATCAAGAAGTAGAATTACAATGGTTGTTAGATACAACAGAAAAGTTTTGTAAAGACCGTGCAGTACACAATGCCGTTCTAGAAGGTATTCAGATTCTAGATGGTAAAGATAAGAAACAAAATCCAGAGGCAATACCTACTATCTTATCTAATGCACTTGCAGTATCTTTTGATAATCATATAGGTCATGATTATATAGATGACGCTGAGGCAAGATTTGAATTTTATCACAAGAAAGAAAAAAGATTTAAGTTTGATTTAAATTATTTTAATCGTATCACCAAAGGCGGTGTCCCAAGTAAAACTTTAAACATTGCACTTGCAGGCACCGGCGTTGGTAAATCATTGTTCATGTGTCATGCAGCCTCAAACTGGTTGACACAAGGTAAAAATGTTTTATATATTACTCTTGAAATGGCAGAAGAAAGAATTGCAGAAAGAGTAGACGCTAATTTATTTGATGTTACAATAGATGATTTACATGCCATGCCAAAAGACATGTATGATAACAAAGTATCTAAACTACAAAAGAAAACAATAGGTCAATTAATCATCAAAGAATATCCTACTGCCTCTGCTCATAGTGGTCATTTCAGAGCATTACTAAACGAATTATCATTGAAGAAAACTTTTAAACCAGATGTCGTATTTATTGATTATCTCAATATATGTGCGAGTAGTAGATTTAAAGGTGGTAATATCTCATCATATTTTTACATCAAGGCAATTGCTGAGGAGTTAAGGGGACTTGCAGTTGAATTTGATGTGCCTATATTTTCTGCTACTCAAACGACAAGAAGTGGTTTTACTTCAACAGATATCGGTCTAGAAGATACAGCAGAATCATTTGGGTTACCTGCTACAGCAGACTTTATGTTTGCTCTAATATCTAATGATGAGTTAGACCAATTAAATCAATTAAAAGTCAAACAATTAAAGAATAGATTCGGTGACCCAAGTATGAATCGTTCTTTTATCATAGGTGTAGACCGTTCTAAAATGAGACTATTTGATGTAGAAGCTTCTGCTCAAAATATAGTAGACAGTAATCAGACTGAAGAAGAAGAACAAATAACGCCAGAAGTTGCATACGATAAGTTTTCTGATTTCAA